CGAATCTTTTCTGCGGAAACGCAGAATAAAATGAATCAAGACCTGATGCAAAAAGAAGTTGCACATCGTCAGAAGCTGGTTCACACTGAGCAGCAAAATGCTGTGAAGATCGCTGCCGCTAGGCAGCAGGCAAAAGCAAAGCCACAATCGAAAGGATAAGACTTGACTAAAAGTGACTTCGTAGATTGGAAACGACATGCTGTAACACAAGAAGTGTTCAGTCGTCTGGAAGGCAGGATTCAAGAGCTTCTTGATTCTCTTGTCAACAATGCAGGACTAGCTCCTGAAGTTGATGCAAGGAATGCAGGAGCCATCCAAGCCTATCGTGATCTTCTGTCCATTGAGTGGGGGGAAGACTAATGATTGTTCCTATTCTACATCGAATTGTTGTACAACAAGATAAACTGGAAGAAACTGATGAGGTGTACCGCAAGGCTAAAGCCGCAGGTATTGCATTGGTGGACCTCGTGGACAAGTCCCGAGAACAGGCTGCTATTGACACTGGCCGTGTAGTGTCCATTGGACCCACGGCTTTCAAAGACTTTGGTGCTGACACCACGGTGCTCTCTATTGGGGACACTGTTGTCTTTGCAAAGTATGCTGGTAAGGTTGTGATTGATCCGTCCTCTAAAGAGCGATATGTTTTGCTCAATGACGAGGACGTGGTATGTTTGCTTAAAGATTAAGGAGCCAAGATGGCTGATGAAATCCAAGAAGGTACACCGGCAGAACTTTCTCCGGTTGAACAGAAGGCACAAGAGCAGGGCTGGGTTCCTAAGGAACAATGGGAAGGTGATCCTGACCAATGGCGTCCTGCTAAAGAGTTTCTAGATCGTGGTGAACTCTTCAAGAAGATTGATGACCAGAATAAAACGATTAAAGAGTTTCGCAAGTCTATTGCTGATCTTGCTAAACATCACGAACGGGTTCGGGAAGTGGAGTACAAACGTGCTCTCGAAGAACTCAAGAATCAAAAGCGCACTGCCCTCAATGAAGGTGATGCAGATGCTGTGATTGATTTGGATGAGAAGATTGCTCTTGTCCGTGATGCACAAAAAGAAACTCCACCTGTAGTTGCTGTTCCAGATGCTCCGGCTGATCTCGATCCCCGGTTTGTTACGTGGAAGGAACGCAACTCATGGTATGACTCAAACAAAGCAATGCGTGTCTATGCTGACCGAATTGGAAATGAATTTGCTGCTCAGGGCCTTAGTCCTAGCGAAGTTCTCAATCGTGTGAGTGAAGAAGTTAAAAAGGAATTTTCCCACAAATTTACCAATCCCAATAGGGAACGGGCAAGTGCAGTGGAAGGAAGTACAGCGCGGGGAGGCAAGTCGAAAGACTCGTTTACTTTGTCCGACGATGAGCGTCGAGTGATGCATCGCTTTATTAAAACGGTTCCCGGCATGACCGAGGATAAATATATTTCCGATCTTAAAGCAATTAAAGGAATCTAAATGACCAAAGAGGCTATTTCTAAAGCGCCAGAGCGCCGTGTTCGTCGTACCCCGGTGGGGCAACGAAACGTTCTCACTGTTGCGGGCAAAGACCCCAACTTTGAATATAGATTCGTGAATGACTCGGGAGATCGAGTGCAGGAGTTTCTCGACAATGGTTGGGAAGCCGTGCCTGCGGACAAGGTGCGTATTGGTGATAAACGTATGAACTCTTCAACTTCCCCGGGAACCAATGCTGTTGCATCGGTTGGTCAGGGAATGAAAGCCCATTTGCTCCGTATCAGGAAAGAATGGTGGGAAGAAGATCAAGCTGCTAAACAAGCAATTGTGAACCAGTCGGAAGAAGCCATGCGTGAAAAAGCTCTTGATGGTACATATGGCAAGTTCGAGATTTCTCGTGACTGATTAAACATGTGTGCCATTGGTTAACTCTTAATGGAGAAAATAAATGGCATCTGTTCTCGCGGGGTTTCGCCCCGTAAAACACTTTAACGGTAGTGCTTGGAATGGCCAAGTCAATCGTTATATGATTTCGGCGTCTGACACGGCTGTGACGAACGTCGGTGATTTTGTGCAGCTTGGTGACGATGCTGCTCTCGTTGATCCCAATGGCGGTGTTTATCCGGCTGTTGAGCGTATCGGTAGCGGCACTGCTGTCCCCATTGTTGGTTGTATTGTTGGCTTTGAACCCGACTATACCAACCTGAATGCTGGTAACTATCGTGCTGCATCTACCCGTCGTGTTGCTCTTGTCGCTGACGCGAATGACACGATTTTTGCTGGTAGTCAGGATGCGGTTGGTGGTGTGGTTGCGGCTGCTTCGGTTGGCCTCAACGTTGCTATCAATCTGGGTTCTGCTTCTAGCACGACTCCGTATGCTTCTGGTATGTCGGTGGATAGTTCCACGGTTGCAACGACGGCTACCCTGCCGCTGCAAATTGTGGGTGTTACGGCTGGTGTAGATAACGATGTTACTTCTACGTCTCGTCCGGCTGAGATTCTGGTTCGTGTCAACACCTCTGCGTTTGGCTCGGCTGGCATTGCTGGCGTCTGATTTTAGGAGGAAAACATGTCTGTTATCAATAGTGGTAGTTTCGCAAAAGCACTCTGGCCCGGCGTAAACGCTTGGTATGGCAAGGAGTATGCTGAGTATCCGGTTGAGTGGGACAAGCTGTTCGAGAAGAATACTTCTTCGCGTCAGTTTGAAGAAGATGTTGGTGTGAGTTCGTTTGGTCTTGCTGTGGTGAAGCCGGAAGGCTCTGCCATCTCGTATGACAGCGAGCGTCAAGCTTTCATCACCCGTTACAACCATGTGGTGTATGCCCTCGGTTTCATCATCACCCGTGAAATCATGGAAGATGATCAATATGACGTGGTTGGTCAGCGTAAGGCTCAAGGTCTTGCGTTCTCTATGCGTCAGACGAAGGAAATCGTTGCGGCTAACGTTTACAACCGCGCTTTCAATACCTCCTACACGGGCGGTGATGGTAAGGCCATGATTGTGAGTGATCACCCGAACGTGGCTGGTGGTACGTGGTCCAACGTCATTGCAACGGCTGCTGACATCTCTGAAGCATCTCTGGAACAAGCCTGTATTGACATTGCCGGTTTCACGAATGATCGGGGTCTGCTCATTGCTGTGCGTCCGACGAAGCTGGTTATTCCGCGTCAATCGATCTTTGAAGTGAAGCGTATTCTGGGTACGGAAGGTCGTGTTGGCACGGACAACAATGATCTGAATGCTCTGAAGGATTTGGGCATGATTCCTGAAGTGGTGGTCAACCACTATCTGACGGATACGGATGCATGGTTTGTTCGCACGAATGTGAAGAATGGTCTGAAGTATTTCGAGCGTCGTGCCGATAGCTTCGATATGGATAACGATTGGGACACCGAGAACGCCAAGTTCAAGGCCACTGCTCGTTACTCGTTTGGCTGGACTGACCCCCGCGCTATTTACGGCTCTGCTGGCGCCTAATAGTTAACCGCCCCCGCAAGGGGGCTTTTAAAAGGAACAACTATGGGTTTTCTTACTAATTCACCTCTGTTCATTACCCCCATCTCTCCTCCGGGCAGGGATGTTCAGGTAAAGCACATTCAGGTGTCTCGTACTGATACGGCATCCTCGGTAAAGGCAATTCTCCCGGCTGATGCTTCTATTGTGTATGTTGTGCGTCATGGTAGTACGGCATCGGATGCCGCTACGACTGCTACGGTTACTCTGACTGCTGCTAATAACAGCGGTACGGTTTCGAGCAAGGCAGATGACGTTAAGGGTAGTGGTGCTACGACTGGTTTTGTTACTATGTCTAGCCTGCCTAACCTGACTCCGCAACCGCTGGTTGGAGACATCACCATTTCTGCTGTCTATGCAGAGACGGGCACTGCCTCCACTACGGGTGGTCCTTGGAACTACCTCATCGCGTACATTCGCTAACCACACCCAAAGAGGGGACATACTAGAATATTCCATGTATGTCCTCTTTTTTTTTGGAGATTTTTATGGGCGCTTTTCGAGACGCAAATGCTACAGTTTCAGCACACGGAGCTGTTGCTGTCACTGCAAGTGATTCTACCGTTATTCCCACTACTCGTGCTCTGTATGTAGGTACCAGTGGAAATATTAATTTACGTACTGCTGATGGTCAGACTCTAGTATTTACTGGTGTAGCAGCAGGTATTTTTCCCGTTCAAGTGGACATGGTGTTAAGTACCTCCACTACGGCTTCTAACATTATTGCTCTGTACTAAAATGAATCTAGGATTTAATGCTCTAGGACTTCGACAATCGAGGCAACTACAAAACTCATTGAATTTAGATTTTACTTTAGGGAGCATTGATTCTAGACTCACGTGCAGTGGAGGAGCCAACGGCACTGCGGTAAATTCTAGTGGTAATATAGCTGCTGCCACATGCCCCCGGTTCGACTATGACCCGGTAACGCGGGCTTGCAAGGGCTTGTTGATTGAGGAGCAGCGCACAAACTTGCTGCTGCGTAGCGCTGAGTTTGATAATGCGAGCTGGAGCAAAAACGCCGCAACTGTCACAGCCAATGCGACAACCGGGCCAGATGGCACGGCAAGCGCCGATCTGTTAATTCCTGACGGCACGAGTACAGCAACTCACCAAGCAACTCAAACATATGCTGGCTGGACCAGCGGCACGACTTATACGCTGAGTTGCTACATGAAAGCGAGCGGCTATCAATATGGGCGCCTGATTTTGCCAAGCACTGCTTTTGGCGCTGGTACAAATCAGCACGCAAACTATGACCTCGCAAACGGAACCACCAACATTATCTCGGGCACCGGGACATCGACAATTACTGCCGTTGGAAACGGCTGGTATCGCTGCACCTTGACGGCCACGGCTGATGTCACTATATCGGCGACGCTCAACGTCCGCGCCTCATCCGTTGCAACGAACACGGCGATCACCGGCGACGGCACCAGCGGTATCTACATCTGGGGCGCCCAACTCGAAGCCGGAGCATTCGCCACCAGCTACATCCCAACCACATCCGCCACAGTCACCCGCACTGCAGACAGCGTGACAATGACGGACTTGTCGTGGTATCGGCAGCATCAAGGGACGTTTGTAGTGGGGGCGGATACATCCATCGTGGTAAGCGGTGGCAACCTGGGGCTGGTGTCGGTTGACTCTGCTTCTCAGCGCGGGCACTGCTTCCATCTGGGGACTACCGGCATTCCGACAGCCCGGTCAAGGGATGCCAGCGTGAGTGTAGGGGTGAACCTCAGTTCTGCTATCACAGCGAACACGGCGTTCAAAGTGGCGGGCGTCTTGACTCAGGCACTGCGCAACGGGTCAGTGAATGGCGCAGCTGTTGCCTCTGAATCTACGATTGCCGCCGTGCCAGACAACACGCAATTGACCGTCGGCTGGCAGCGTATCACCGGGACTGCGGCAGCAAACTACATCAACGGCCACGTCCGCACCATCCAATACTACACTGTTGCGGCTAACGATAGTCAGCTAAAATGGCTTAGTACCTTAACATAAGGAGAACCAATGCGTAATCGCCTAGTTCTTGGACAATGGAACGTTGTCTGTGATGTTTGTGGGCTGAAGCATAAATCTGGAGAACTCAGGCGTAGGTGGGATGGTATGATGGTTTGCAAGGATGACTATGAGACACGTCATCCCCAAGACCTCATCAGAATTAACAAGGAAGTTATTGCTCCTCCTTGGACTCGCCCAGAACCTCCAGATGTGTTTATTTCTTTGCCCTCTTTCATCACAGATGAAAACGGACAATATCTACTACTGGAAGACGGTAGTTTCCTTTTTAGTGAGAGTTAAATGCCTAAAATTTCTGAACTAAGTACAGCCACTGGCTCAGCCATGCAAGGCGCTGCTGATTGGATTCCAATTGTAGATGCGTCAGCAGACGACACTCTCAAGATTTCTCCTCAGCAGCTTAACAATGTTCCTGATGGTATCTTAGATACTGCCAACCATTTTAACACTGCTACGGTGGAAGCTGCTCTTGCACAAGTGGCAGCAAAGGGAGGAGACACTCTTTACACCAGCGACATCGTGGGGATGGATGACACGGGAGCTACTAACATGGGCACCCTCATCAATGCTGCAATTGTTCAATGTGCTGCTGCTGGGGTTCGTCTCCACGTGAATAGCGCTATTGTGATGTCTACGGAACGTATCAAATGTGTTAGCAATACTCGTATGAGTATGGAACCCGGATGCTACTTCCTGCGTCACTTTACGTCTACTGGACAGAGTGGATTCATTGGTGCCGGTACTGCGGTGGAAACATCTGATGATGTTTGGCTGTGGGGCATCAAGGTAGTGTCACCGGATTATACTACGTACACTGGTAATGTGTTTTGTGCTCACGGTGATCGGTGGGAGATTTACTTCCCCATTGTGACTACCTATGGTACGGGTCGTGCTGTCAGTTGGTTGGGGGATGATGGGGTCTTGTTTGGTGCCAAGGTTACTGATCCTAGGGATGCTACTGGTACTGGGGGTATTCGCTATCTTGGTGGAAACAATTTTAAGTGCAGCAATTGCCATGTGTTGTCTGGAGATGATACATTCCAAGTGGTGCCCGCTGCTTCAGGTGGCGAAGATGCAACGAGTGTGATGTATTCCAACTGTTCTGGTGGTAGTACCAAAGGTAAACTCATTACCGTTGGTTTGACTGATCAGGACTCCACTGGAGGAATGACTGCTTCGATCAAGGGTGTCAGCTTTGTGGGTATTCGTGGGTATGCACAGAAGGCTATTAACGTTATTAACGAAGACAGCTCGGGTATCATTGACACTGTGTTAATTCAAGACGTGGATGCCAATTGTGCTGCTAGTGACAATGCACAAGCTATCCTTGTCCAAGCTAACACTCCCGGTGCTAATACATATGAGGTGCGTAATGTCACCTTACGTAATATCACGATTCGTAGTCCGTACAGGACGGTGATGCAAATCAAGGGTGGGGCTGTTAACGGCTTTGTGCTGGATGGTTATTACTTTGAACAGCCTCGTGAATCTGGATATGCTATTGCAAAGGTGCTCGGTGTTCAGCGTGGATATGTCCGCAATGGCATGATGAGCTGTAACGGAGATATGGGCTGGGTCATTGGTCCTGCCACAGGTGATCCTGAGAACCGTACGTATGATTTCCACATTCTGGAAAACAACAAGGTGTCTGAGGTTGCTGATGGGATGTCTGCTGTCAAACTTCTCCAAGCTACCTATTGCTCTGTGGATGGTATTGTTCCTGTCCGTAAGACGGCTGCTACCACGTCTGTTGCCATTACTCTCACGACTGATGCCAATTACAACCTAGTTGGTTTGAAGAACGACTACACCAACATTGACACATTCATTGTGGATGCTTCTACTGGTCTGCGTAGGGTGAAAGTGTCTAGTGTGTTTGGGTACAAGAGTGGTAACTACTACTCATGCTGGGATGGGAACAGTTTATCTTCCACTGCTGTTAGTGCCGTAGACACCATTTATTTTGTACCTTTTGTTGTGGAAGAGGCAGTCAAGATTAACACCCTTGCTCTTCGTGTGGTTACAGGCGGAGCAGGTAGTGCTGTTAAGATGGCTATCTATGCCAACAAAGCGGGTGCTCCTGTGGGAAATCCCTTGGTATACAGCAACACTGGTTCTGCAACCACTTCTAATAACACCACGGTCACTGTCAGCGCCACTGGTACGCTGTATCCGGGAACCTATTGGATTGGCTGTAAGTTTACTGGGACTCTCCCAACTTGTGTGACCATTTCTAATGCTGGATTTAACAGCACTGTCAAAATGGGCAGAAGTTCCATCATCAACAATAACACTGTCATTGCTCTGTCTTATGCCCACGCCTACGCAACAAACTTCCCAGATGTCACTGGTGTGAGTTTGTCTAATGAGGCTGGAAACGGAGTGCCCGTTATGTATTTTGGAGTTGTGTGATGACCTTTTCTGAATGGAATGAAAATGTGAAAGCGGGGCTCGATGTGCTGTCTATAACAACTGTAGTGGGAACACTGGCTGCTATCCTTCCTCCTATTGCTGCTTTAGTCTCCATTATCTGGAGCTGCATTCGCATCTATGAAACTAAGACAGTTCAACGATGGTTAGGTAAAACAGGAGAGGCGAGCTATGCCGACTAGTGGTTCCTACAACTGGACCCTCAATAGGGACCAAGTAATTACGGGTGCTCTCCGGAAGCTAGCTGTGCTGCCTTCTGGGGGTACCCCCTCAACCAATCAATTGAGCGACGCTACAGAGGCTTTAAACGCCTTGGTGAAGGCTTTCCAAGCAGACGGGATGCCTCTGTGGGCAGTCACTCATTATGATTTCACGACGACAGCAGGAACCAACTCCTATACCATTGGTATTGGACAAACCCTGAATACGGTTGCTCCGTTGAAGGTGTTCCAAGCATTTTACACTCTTGAGAATGGTAACAACATTCCCATGAATGTGTACAATAGATACGACTTTAACATGCTGCCGCAAAGTCCTTCGTATGAGGGAAATCCTGTTAACCTGTATTACCAGCCTTTGGTGGATACGGGAACTATTACGCTGTGGCCTAGTCCCTCTACCAGCACGACAACCATCACCATTCATTACCAACGTCCTTATCAGGATATGGACAGTGCCAGTGATGCGTTTGACTTTCCTGCCTACTGGATGCAAGCTCTCATCTTTAATCTTGCATGGACCCTCTCTCCTGAGTATGGTATTCCTCCGGTGGATCGTGACAAGCTGGCAGCAGAGGCTAAGTATTGGAAACAGGAAGCACTAAGCTATGGTAGCGAGGAAGGCAGTTTATTCTTCCAGCCTGATTTGAGGAGATAGTATGGCCTATACGCCAGCGCCACTTAAAGAAACTTACAATACTCATCGAGTGGCTATTGCGACAGACATTATGCTTCGTGCTAATTCTCTGTCCAATTCTAATGATGAATACATCCAACAAGACGCTGGACTGGTCAACCTCATCCCAATCAAAGAGGGAAAAGAACTGACTGCAATTACTCGTATGTACATTGACACGGCTACACAAGGTTCTACCTTTGCTGGTAATGTGCGTGGAGTGTATGTGTGGGAAAAGAGTGTGGGCACGGTTTACTACTTCTGTGTGGTAGATCAAGATGTCTATACTTCTACTGATGGTATTACCTTTGCTGTAGTCAACACGCTAACGACTAATGCTGACACTCCTGTCAGGTTCACTGAGTTCTTGAACGATTCCAATGTCAAGAGCCTTATTATGGTGGATGGGGTACAGGGGTTTGTGTTCACTACCAATGCAGCAGGAACGGAGATTACAGATGGGGACTTCCCCACTCCACACGTTCCCTTTCCTATTTTCCTAGATGGCTACCTGTTCCTTGCTAAAGCAAACACTGGTGACATCTACAACTGTGATCTGAATGATCCCACAGCATGGACTGCTGGCAGCTTCATTAGTGCTGAAATGTACCCTGAAGATATTCAGGCTTTGGCTAAGGTGAACAACTACCTGCTGGCTATTGGTACACAAAGCTGCGAATACTTCTACGACGCTGCTGTGGCTACTGCTAGTCCTCTTGCTAGGCTGGATGGTGCTAGCTTGCCTTTCGGTACTCTGATTCCCAATTCTATTGCTGTCAACAAGAACACACTCACTATGGTTGCTAATAACAACGACGGTAGTGCTACGTTGATGACGATTGAGAATCAGAAGTACAAAGACATGGACAGTGGTTTCATTGTACCCATGCTCAATGCACGACTGTCTCTGGGTAACATTTCTGTAGCAGGAATTCGAGCCTACTACTTTCGACAACGAAGTGAGATCTTTTACGGTTTGTGTTTTTCTGCACAGGACACTACAGACCTAGCTTCTCCAACAGTGAGTCCTACGTTGGTCTACTCCTTCTCTACAGATATGTGGACAGAGTTTAGACTGAATATCGACGGCACTGCTAGCTTTCCTGTAGCTTTTAGTCACTCAGCCACTACTGCTAGTTTTGGTACGTTTGTGGTTGGTAATCTGGGAACGGCATCTAGCTACTTCGGTGTGCTGCGTGAAGGTACTGGAGCTGCTTATGGATATGACACCATTGGTGAGTTTGTCTACCCCATCTATCAAGAATTCCGTACAGCCAATTTAGACTTTGACACACTGAATGTCAAGAGTATGAACAGGCTTGGAATTGAGATGGAGAGTGGAGAAAGCGACCTTCAAGGTGCTGCGGGTAATATCTATATTTACTGGTCGGACGATGATTATAAATCATGGTCAACTGTACGGACGCTAGACGCCTCAACTACAGCATCAGGAATTAACACCTACTACCCATTTATCACTCAGCTTGGTATGTTCCGACGCAGAGCAATTAAAGGTGTGTACAAAGGTGCTAGGTTTATGCGATTCCGTGGACTAGAAATTGATATTAACAAAGGACAGCAATAATGGCACGTCGAGTTCCTAACAACGCTCCTTTGATTAATGAACTAGAACAAAAACGTCCTTCTGTGAATGACTGGTTTCGAGAAGTGGGAAACAGGATGCATGTCTACTCAGGCACATCCAATCCCACGGCAGACGATGTACCAGAAAATCAATGGATTGTGTTTAACAACACCTCCCTGTCCGAGGTAAGAATTTGGACTAACATTGCTGGAACGGTCAAGAAGTCCGCAGCGTTTACATAAGGAACTACAATGCCCTACGATAATGCAACGTGGCTAGCTAACAATGACAAGGAACTGAAATCCCTGTTTAATGGGAATGTCTATTCTGGCGATGCTACTTCTCCATGGAAATCCACGCCTGCTGCCGCAGCTGCTGATCCATACAAGATGTACTCTGCTCCCGGTGTGGAGTATGATCCGGGTAATGGCTTTGACATGTCCAAAGCTACTAACATGGTTTATGGTCCTGCTATGCAGGCTCGTCAAACTGGTACGCTTGGTCAGATGGGACCAACTGGTGGCGGATTTGGAACCCTTGCTCAGGCAACATTTGGTAACGACACTGTTGGTAATGTCAACTTTGGTACGTCCTCTGTGGGTGGAAATACCAATGGTGGTGGGTCCAGTGTTGACTGGAATGCTGTTAAGGATGCTACGTCTGCTGCTAAACCCAATCCTCTTATCGACACCCTTAAGAACTACGATTGGAGTAACGGCTCTGGTTCCTATCTTGACCCGTCGTCAAACACTCTGTACTCCCCTTTGCGTGGCCCTGCAACGAGGGGAGAGGGACAGGACAATTGGATAGATGGTCCCATTACCGGCTACTACAAATATGCTAATGGTCAGAGTAAACTGGGAGCGGCTCAATATAATGGAGCCAACTACGACACCCTAGACATGGCCCTGAACAAAACAGGAGGTGGTCAATTCTCCGGGCTTGGTGACAAAACCATGGACTTTATTGAGAACATCATGCCGTTGCTGTTGACTGGTGCGGGTGTCGGTGCTGCTGGAGGCTTAGCTGGTTTGTTTGGTAGTGGTGGAGCAGCTGCCACTGATTTGTCTGCTATGGCCTCTGGTTTGGAGCCCGGTCTTGCTGGGGCAACTACCGGGTCGGTGGGATCAACTCTTGCAGAACAAATTGCAATGATGCAAGCCAACGGAATGACTGCTGCTGAGATTGCTGCTGCTACTGGAGGAGCAAGTGGATATACTGCTGCTGAACTTGCGGCTATACAGGCTGCGACGGGGGCCACTGGATTGACAGCAGCTCAAACAGCCGCTTCTACCGGAGCTGCTACCGGAGGTGCCACTACGGCAGCAACAGGGGGGCTAACTGGCTCGACTGCTGGGGGCATTGCTGGTACTGGCCTCACCGCAGGACAACTTGCTAGTGGTGCTGGAACTATTGCTAAGGTGCTGGGTCTTGGTGGTGGAGATTCTTCTGGAGGTGGTGGACTAAATCTCAATAGCTTGGCCAGTTTGTTTGGTGGTGGTCTTGATTGGTACAACCAAAACAAGGCGTCCAACGACATGCTGGATTATCTGAAACAACGTCAAGCAATGACGGACAACATGTATTCTGCTGGTAGTCCTGAGGCTAAAGCGTTGTGGGATGAGATGAGTCGTAAGGATGCTGCTGCTGGTCGTAACAGTCAGTACGGTCCACGTTCTGTTGACTTGGCAGCTCGCATTGCTAAGATTAAGGGTGATGCGAATACACAAATGACCACGGGTCTTGCTAATGTATATGCCAATGCTCTCAATCAGAAAGCTGCTGCGCCTGCTGGCTTGATGTCTGCTCTTGGTCAGAGTGGGGGAGTCAACAACCTTGCACAAACCCTCAGTTCTATTCTCAACATGGGATCAGGTTCTGGCATCTCTGTTGATCCAACCGGGAGAGGAAACACAGGGACTCTTTCAGATGAACAATATACAGCGGCACGTGACCTGCTGCGTAGAATTGAGCATGGAGGGGACATTGGGCAAATGGGGCCTGAGATTGACTGGTCCGATCCTGATACTTGGAATGGGGGATATTAATGGCTGATTTAGGTCAACTTATGCGTATTGCTCCCATTACGGGAGCGGGAATGATGGGACAGCAGTTTGCTCAAGAACAGGGTAATGCTCAACTTGAGCAACAACGTCTTGCTGAAGTAATCCGTGCTGCACAGCAAAAATACCAACAGGAAGCTGATATGCATCCTCTGGAGAAAGCATACAAGCAGGCTCAGACACAGAACACGTTAGCTCTTGCTGGACACAGTAATGCTCAAACTGAGGGACTGACGTTAGGTAACGCTTTGACACGGGCAACTCAGCCCAACGCTATTGCAGCTACCAATGCTAAGAATGAGGGTGAAGTGTTTACTCAAGGCATAAATCGTGGCAATCAAATGAGGGATCAATTCCTCAATGGTGCAACTATGCCCGGAGCCACTGTGGCAGCAATTCGTGCTGACTTGGCAGCTAAAGGGATCAACCCTGATCATCCCTCTCTACAGCCAATGTGGGGACAGGTGAGTGCAATGGACCCAAAACAGCTAAATAAGTTTGCAGCAGATATGTCTACTAAACTGGGACAAACGGCTGCTAACCGTGATCCTCATTATCTTGGAGAGGTTTACAGGGCTGATAGCTCTAAAGCAAGTCACATTGAGGGTGCAAGGATTGCTGCTGGGGCAACTATTCAAGCAGCTAATATTCGTGCAATGGAAGCAAAGCATCGTCTTGAGGAACGCCTTAAGAAAGAAAAGGGAATTGCAGAACTTTCTCCTGAAGGTAGGATTGCTAAATTCCGTGACCTTGCTCATCAAGCGACAGATGAGATGGAAAAACAACGATATTTGTGGGAAGCTGCTAGAGAAGAGGCTTTGATCCTTACTAAAGGCGGAAAAGCAACCCAACCTGTTCCGCAGAAGGGTGCTACCGAGACTACTCCGACAGGTGGAGGTCAGCAAAATCCCTATGAAGGGGCCTCTCCTGCGGCGGGAGCTGCTAGTGCAGCACAAGTTGCACCTCCTATGGCGGTTGGTCCGCAAAGACTCCCCGATGGTTCTACTGTCATCATCCGTCCCAAAAAGACACAATAAGGAATATCTATGGCCTATGAGGTTGAACTAGAAGATGGAACTATTTTAGAGTTCTCTACCATGCCCACACAGGCCAACATCATGGCTGCTAAGGGATTGATGAAGGGACATCCTCCCACTAAAGATTTTAATTTAAAGGATGCTTTAGTTGGGGGATGGGCACAAGCAGGTAATGCAGTTGACTTAGCTGCTAGCACCCTGCTAGGACATTCTGCTATGCAGGCTGGTAATCAACAGTTTGTAGACTCTCTGGAAGAGGGGCGTAAGAATCGAGAAGAGATTCGTAACTCTTGGACGGATCAAACGAAGCCTCCGGGATTTGCTGAAAAAGCCGTTGGATTGGCTGCTTCCTTTCCCGGACAGGTGGTGACAAGTGGTCTTGCTTCGACTACCTCCACTAAAACTATGCTTGATGCTGGGGAGTCTGCTAACCGCGCTTTGGCTGCTGGTGGTGTTTCTGCTGTGGGAAATACCGCCATGCTTGCAGTTCCTGCTTTGCGTGGGGCTGATTGGATTGGTACTGCCCTAGCTAATTTTGGTTTGGGTGCTGCACAAGACGCTGGAACTAAGGCTGTTATTCAGCAAATTGCTCAAACTAAAAAGGGCAAAGAAGCGTTTGAACCTCATGCTGAGGATGCTTTTTTGTCTGGTCTTGTTGGGGCAGGAATTGGTGTGGCCGCAATTCACGGCACGCCTCGGACTGTGACTCCTTCAAATAAGAAAAATGGTAATCCTGAGTCTGCTCTCAAAGCTTTGGAAACTCCTGTTCCTGATCAGGAAACCTCCGGTCCTCCTCCTGTCATTTATGTGGATAAAAATGGTGTTTCCATTCCACCGGAACAGATGGGGGCGGTTGATGCTGCCAAAGCTCGCCTTGCTGAACAGCAACACGCTGTTCAAAATGAGCGCAACCTCTCTGCACAACAGGCTGATGTTTTTGAGCCTTACACTAACATGCATCGAGACTACACGGATATTCGTGTCGATGACGGTAAAGGCGGAGAGCGTCCACTAACTCGTGCTGAATTTGAAACAACTCTACAAAAGCTTGCGGAAGAAAAGGGTACAGGCTTACGTCTTCCTGAAGACATGGAAGCTGCTTATAACAAGTATCTTGAGCATGTCAATGAGAAGCAAGCTGGTTTGTTTGACATTGGCAGTCGTAAAGAAGCTTTTGACACAGCAGTAGCCAAAGACCCCACTCGCAGTCCAATGGATGCTGCTGTGGCTAAACTGGCTGAAGGTTCTCCTGAAGCTAAACATGCAACTGAGGTTGGTCCTGAAATTGGTGGAGAACGTCAGTTAAATAACCTTGTTCTTGAGCAACGTGCCAATGAGCATCCTTTTGTTAAAGCTGCTGAGGAACGTGTTGCAAAGCAAGAACAACTCATTGTTAAGCTGTCTGAACAAGTGCAAAATGGGAAAGCTTCTCCTGCACGTCTTGCTAAAGAAATGAAAAATCTTCAGCATTTGGAAGATGGTGTTTCTAAGGTTCGTGAGAATGTGATGAAGGGGAATGCAGTTGTTTCTCCCGGCAGAATGGGCAAAAGGGCTCTTGGACATAAACAGGGTGGTGCAGTTGATCCTTCTATGATTTTGGACTTGTTTCCTGATTTTAAGAACTCCAAAATGGTGGATGCTTATGGTAAGCTAAAGCTGTTTTTTACTGGTACTTCTAAAGACAAGGATTTTGGTAACATCAAACCTAATAAACGTGGGGCTTGGTTTACAACTGATCCAGAGGGTGCCAGTATGTATGCCAAGGACAACGATAGCCGTGATTTGAAATATGATCCTGCCACTCGTCGTTTTAATGAGATTAACACCGCCAGTCGGGTGCATCAGGTTTATTTGAACTTGAAGAATCCCAAAATGTTTACTCCAGAAGAAGTAAAAGCATATCAGTCTAAATCGGATAGCTACACTAAAGCTGAAACCATGGCTTTCGATCAATTACGTGCTCAAGGATATGATGGTGCTGTATACCCGGGTGGGACTGTGGTGGTGGCGTTCAATCCTGAATCTATTGTGTCTGCTATTGCTCCCCAATACAAA